CTAGTATCCAATATACATGCACCCCACGCCCAGAACTTACCATCAGGGGCTTAGGTAGTTTTAAGTCACGGACAAACTTACGCAGTTTATCTATAGCTTCTTTCTGGGTTGCAAAATCTTTGCTAGGCCCACAGTCTAAATCTAAAAATAAAGACTTTAAATTCTGTACGTTCTCTACTTTACGAGAACCTTTCTCCTTAAATGTAGCTAAGGCAAAGTAAACGTCATACCCCTGCTGGTCTAGGATGTATGACTCATCTACTAATTCATTAATTGTAGCGTAGAACTTTTGTGTCCTACGGTCTTTCTCAGTGTCGTTACCGAATAAGCAGTACCACCCACTGTCACTAAGCACCTCGCTTAGAAATTCTTTTGTTTCCATGACGTTCTACCCAAAACCGAGAGACACCGTGGCAGGGGTGTCGGTACACCCTCTTCGGAAATCCTAGCCACAGTAAGGGTTATTGGGGACTAGTCGTTGTCGTCCCAATCATCAATAACCGCAGCTATCTCAGCTTTCTCTTCTTTGGGGGCAGCAGTCTTCTTGACCACTTTCTTAGGTTCTTTAACTGGAGCCTCGTCTTCATCACCCCAATCATCCTCGTCACTTACTTGTGCAGTGACTGCTTGGGCACCGAAGGGGCTTGCATCGTCACTTGCAGCGGCAACAAAACCGCCTTCTACTGCACCAAACGGGGAAGTCTCTTTCCTAGGTACGTAGTTAGTGACTTGCACTGCTCTTAGTCGTAAGGAAACCCCTGTACCAGTTTTCATGTGGTAGGGCACAAAAGTTACATACAGATTCACAGTGCTACCTGACGTTAACTGAAAATCCTCTGCGAGTGTTACGTTACTAGAGTCAACCTGCCTTGGTGCCGCAGTAGGTTCGCCATTATAAGCGCCCTTCAAACTGGCTTTGAAAGTAAGTCTACCGTCGCCTTCTTCAGTAAACGGCTTGTCAAACTTCACAGGCCACTTAGATTCGGCTTTCTGCCGCTCTTTGTACGCTGCACGCATCTCTTTCCACAACGCGTCGGCGGTGTCTTCAGACATAATAAAATTAGTATCGTACGCTGCATTAGCTGCAAGCGGCTTGCACGGCATACTACGTCCTTCAGAATCGTCCCAGTTGTAAGTTTTATCTAGATGTGGGTACTTAGCTTCTACGCCGTTAATGAAATACCCTTCTGATTTTCCTTCAGCCATCTTGTGTTCTCCTAAATATATTATTAATTAAATAGCTTTGCTAGCTACAAACCCTTCTACTTCACTAAACGGCGATACTGCAATGCTCCGTGGTTCCGGTGTGCCCATAGTTATCGCCTTTAGCGTGGCAGGGTGCTGCTCTAACTCCGCTACTTCTTTCAGTTCGGCTGCGTCTAAAACCCGCATGGGCCTAAAACGTAGCCTTGGTGCGTAACTATTTTGCTCAAAACAAATTCTAGTTACGACGGTTATTGCAGGGGTGTCATGCCGAGCTAAGTGTTTTGCATAGTCCTGCATCGACAACCACCCACGTTCTGCGGTACCAAACAAACTAGTTGCTGGTAACTGTAGTTGGTAAACGTCGTACAAATTGTCTTCAATAATAGCTACGGCTATCCTTTGTAAGAACTTACACGCACGCGAATTACCTACGCCCGATCCTTTTATGTTCTGCTCACAAGTCATGCAGCTTGTAGCTTGCAACTGATCCACAGGCACACTTCTGTCGGGGACTTGGGTATCGGACGACCAGCAGCGGGGGTGGTTCCCTTTCTTGGGGTCATACTCTAAACCATAATGTAGTCTAGATATGCTGGCAGCATTAAGTATAACCACATCTAAGGTATCAGAGTCTAGTAAGACTTCCGTGCCCTCTACGAGTTTGCGAAACCTACCGTCCCGTATGCTAATACGCTTTGCCCCCATCGCTATAGATCTTCGTCTATTTCAATTTCTGGTTCAGACTCAGACACGGCGCTACCGTTAAGCAGTGCATCTGCCACAGCATCAAGCTGAAATCTAAACGTCTTACCAAGCTTTACATAGGTATTTGGGGGTATTTGCCCCTGCCTTACCCAAGCGCGGACAGTGCTTACTGACACCTTAAAGTGGCTTGCTACATCCCCGATTTCTACAAATGGCTGCGCCATCATTTCTTCCTTACAGTTATTGTGTATTCTGAATTTACATTCAGCCCTTTTGGTAGTTTGTCTGGGTTTTCCTCCAAGTACTGTTTAACTACCCCCTGATTTAAAGTCTTGGCAAGGAACTCAGGTACTCCCTCCGCAAGAATAAACTTGTGCATACTTTCCCAATCGCTAGTCCAATACTTAGCCTTTGTGCTACGGTAAAACATACCGGCTTCGTTGCCAGCACTTGTACTACCTGTCTTTTGTAGGTGGGAAAGCATTTCGTTTTTGATGAGATCTAAACTAGCTACGAGCTTTTCATCCTCTTCTTTAAACGCAGCGGTTATCTCTGCACGTTTAGTCTTAATCTTCAAAAAAACTCTAGTAAGTTTTTCTGCGCCGAACGCAGGGTTGTCACTCATATTGGTTCTCCTTATACCGTATAGTGAACTATAATGCCATGTAGTTACCTAATCAAGCACTTCTTTGTATAAATCAATCATCTTTGTGTGGGTGTCGATTCTATTGTCTAATAGTGCGTACACACGTTTTTCTGCAAACGAACCCTGCAACTGCACCACCGTGCATTTATGGTCTTGCCCCTGCCGATGCACACGGGCATTAGCCTGTGCATAAGTCTCTAAAGAACTTGTTGGTCCCCACCATACCACCGTGTTTGCGGCGGTGAGGGTAACTCCATGTGCCGCAGCTTGTGGTTGTACGACTAATACTTGCGGTAGGTTCGTTGTCTGAAACCGTTTAAATATCTCAGTTCTTTTGGGTGCGCTTACGTCCCCACGTATTACTTCAGTAGGTATACCATCTTGGATTAGCTTTTCAGTAAGCAGGTCAATAACATGTTTAAAGGGCACAAATATCAAAACCTTCTTGCTAGACTCGTCTATAACTTCTCGGAGTACTTTGTACCTGTGCCTAATATCAAACGCTAAAGAGTCTCCGTCATCGGTGTACACTGCTCCAGCAGATATTTGCAGCAGCTTATTCATGTTGACCGCCGCGTTTGCCGCTGTTATCTGCTCCCCGCCCGCCTGCATAACCATCTTTTCTTTAAGTTCTTTATAGTATTTCTTTTGCTGTCGGGTAAGCTCTACTTCCCGTTTGACATAAACCATGTCTGGCAGGTCTAGGCACTCGTCTTTAGTAAATCTTATCGCTGGCTGCAACGCTTGGTAGACCGTATCCGTGGCAGACTCTTTAGGCACCCACTTAAAGTTGGTGATCTTGTGCATGACTTGATCCCTAAACGACCCTTGGAATCTAGGAACTGAGTCAGGGTTAACAAGTTTAGCCAGCCCGAACGCGTCTAGTGGGCTTTGTGCAGCAGGTGTGCCGGTCATCATCCAGAGCCATGTTTGCGGGGTCATTAACTTGTTAAGAACTTTCCACCGCTTTGTTTGTGGGTTTTTGTAGTGAGTAGCCTCATCTATAATGATTAAGTCAAACCCCCCGTTGGCTATAGCATCTGCAACTATCTCCACCCCATCGTAGTTTATTACTACAAATTCAGCCCCGCTGTTTATTATCTTGCGGCGTTTCTCCGCTGCCCCGTAAGCGACATCTACTGTGCGGTGCATGGCAAAAGTAAACAGGTCGTCGCGCCACGCGGATTCCATAATCGACAGTGGGCATATGACTAACACACGGTTCACACGCCCTTCGTTCATAAGAAAGTCCGCTGCCCAGATTGCGCTGGCGGTCTTACCCGTCCCCTGCTCGTTAAAGCAGAAAGCTTTTTTGTTAAGGGTAAGGAACCCCGAAGTTGTTTTCTGGTGCTCAAATGGTGTGTGCTTACCTGTCCATTTGTAACGCCCTTCGATGGGGGAGGGTACTTTAATATTTAAGTTCTTAAGAACATGAGCTTCGTCTACACCCCAGTTAACTATTACTTTGTTTCCTGTAAGTTCTTTACTTTTGGGTATCAAACTAGTCACCCTCTTGGGGTCACGCAGTTTAAGTAATACTGCTCGGTTCTTTAGGATTTGCATTAACGCTCCCACGCAAAAAGGCGTGAAGGGGGTGTCCCCAACACGCAAAATGAATTAGTCCCGCCTAACGACCCCACGGACGGGAACGTGGTTATGAGGAGGATAGGTGTAACCCCCTTGGTCTAAACTTCTTATGTACGCTATGTGGTACGGGTGCGGGGCTTCTCGCCGTTACGACTTCTGTTCTTGCTGGGGGCTTCTAACTTATACCCGTCAGCGTTAGTACCACCTTTGCTCAACATCTTATTATGGCTAACATCTTTACCGCTACGATCAACACCTTTAGCGTCTAACGCACGCCTAGCCTTCTGTCTTTCCATACGATTAGCGTGTTCGCCGCGTGCTAATTGCTGCTGATATTCTTTTTTGTAGGGGCGCTGGTATCGTCTGCGCATTAGTTTCTCCCGTTATGAGCACACTCTAGGACTGGGCACCAAGCCCTACATAGCCCATTCGGTTTTGGGTTCCATGTGTCGTTGTTAAAAGATAGTTCCATAGCATTGTATTTGTTTAACCATTCACTCCATAGCCTTTCTTCATCTTCTATGGTGTATCGGTCTCTAATAAGATCTTCACTCACTACAAACAACAATGCCGCTCGAACAGTCTTTACTTCGGGGTAGTGCTTAAAGGTAGCCAAAGCCATAAGCTCTAGCTGCCCCTTGTCCGCGTACCGCGCTGACTTGCCGGTCTTGTAGTCTATCACCCAAGCCAGATTATCTTCCCTGTTGAGTATAATTAAATCAGCTATACCACGGAACCACACGTCGCTACCAAAAAAACTACACGCTTCAAGATCTTTGGTAAGCCCCATCTTGATCTCGCATAACTTCTCGCCTTTCTTAGCGTCCAGTGCGTCCAGCATACCTTGTGCATAACTGAAACGCGGGTCTAGTTCACCACCGTCACGGATGTATATCTCCGCAGCTTCGTGAAAGGCCGTTCCGTACAACGTAGCTGCCGACTCTTTAAAGGGATACTTCTTAAGTACTTTTTCATAGTAAAACTGTTTAGGGCATTGCTGGAACGCCTTTATCTTACTAAATGACCACGGGGCTACACTCACCTTATTCACAATCTCCGTAAGTTTTTGCTACGCCACTTTCACAATCAAGCGGTAGTCCTTTAGCCCACTCTGGTACATGACGCATACACTGCTCTATATATTCTTGCGCTTCGTCCACCTCATTCTCAGGAACGCACACAACAATGGAGTCATGCACAGTCAGCACAGGTATGTACCTCTTGTTTATGAGTAGCAGCTGCTCCGCAATTATACACCGTGCAAGTGCTTGGCAGGCGTTCTCTACAAACTTACCCCCGTATATACGGGTCGGCCCCCTCCGCGTTTCATAAGTATACTCCACGTTCCCATCATTTTGGGTGCCTTTCAGTCCGTCATACCGCATCGTCAAATTCGACGGTAGTAAAACTGACTGTAGTGCCCCTAGGGGTTGGAGTACTGAATGCGCTCCAATTGGTACCGCTTTATTGTGGCTCAACTCATGCAGCATAGTGTTAGCGTCTTTCCATAACTTGCAGATGTTTGCGCTAGCGGCACGGTATACTTTTATAATGTGTCGTGCATCTTTGGTAGATATGGTCACACCATACGACTGCAACTGGTCTTGGAACCGCATCGCACCCATGCCATACCCTGCACCAAGAATAGTAGTCTTACCTACAAACCGTTGATCCTTAGTTACTTCTTCTTCTAAGACGTTATAAATCTTAGCCGCCATCTTAACGTAAACATCCTCTTTGTTGGCGAACGCTTCGACCAGATCATCTTGCCCCGCTAACCACGCCAACACACGCGCTTCAATTTGAGAAGAG